GAGCGTGATGCTGCCGATACTTCCGATTTTGCCGGCACGGGCCGCTCGTTTCCGATTCTGCGTCCTTCCGACGTCATGGCCGCTGTTCACTCTATCGGCAGGGGTGTGGCCGGCGGCCAGAGCGCCGGTTCGCTCAAACGCAACATCAAGTCGATCGCCAAACGCAAGGGCTGGCACAAGCACCTGCCGCAATCCTGGCAGGACGAAGAGAAGGATGGCGAAGAGAAGAAGGACGAATCCACACGAACGGACGCCAAAGGCGCGCGCCTGATTGAATCCGCTGCGTTCGAGCAGGGCTACGTATTCACCGAGGCCTCGGCTGTTAATCCGCTGGTAAAGATCATCTCGCCCGGGCGCGGCTCCTCCGGCTACTACACGCAAGACGTGCTCGAGCGGGATGGTCCGCAGATCTTCAAGCGCGGCACGCTGATGTACATCAATCACGCCACGCCCACTGAGGAAGCCGAGCGGCCTGAAGGCGACTGGTCGAAGCTCGCCGCCGTAACCACCGGGGATGCGTACTGGGACGAGCACGGAAAAGATGGCGCTGCGCTCTATGCGCCGGCCAAGGTGTTCAGTGAATACGCCAGCCAGGTAGCCGAGAAGGCGCCTTATACCGGTGTTTCGATCCGGGCCCGCGGCCTCTATGCCGAAGGCAAACGCCTGGCGCCGGACGGCAAGCCGGGCTTAATCGAGCGGCTCACGCACGCCGACTCAATCGATCTGGTTACCAAAGCGGGGCGCGACGGCAAGTTGCTGCTCGAGTCCGCGAATGAAGGAGACGTTATGGATGAAGCAGTACTCCGCGAATTGCGCCAGGAAATTTCCGGGTTGCGCCAGACCATTGCGGCACAGGCCGAAGGCCCGCGCGCCATACGGGAAGCGCTCGAGGGCATCCGCTTGCCCGGACCCTTGCATGTGGTCGAAGCCACGCGCACACGCATCGCTGAACGCATCGCTCCCTCGCTGCCGTTCAAGGACGGCAAGGTGGATCAATCTGCGCTCGGCAAATTGGTCGAATCCGCGGCACTGGAGGAATCGCGGTTCCTGGCCACGCTCGGCTTTGGTTCTGGTGTCGCCGGCATGGGCCAGCGCATGACCGAAGCCGAGATCCAGAAGCTCACCGAAGACGACGGCAAGGCCTGGGGAGAACAGTTTGAGGAATCCATGTCGCGCCTGGCGGATGTCTTCGTGGGCAAGAAGATCAACGAAGGCGAGCAATCCGAATCTGAGCGCATGGCGCGCAAGCGCATGCGCCGGATCTTCAAGGAAGGGAGGGCCGCCTAATGGCTGCCAATAAGACTCGGGAACGACTCACCGGCATCGAACTCAAGATGCCGGCGGCTGCCGTGATCGCCCCTGGCGATGTGCTGGTGTTCGGTCCGGCCGCCGGGCCAACGCTGATCGGCATCGCCAATGATGGCCAGAATCTCTCTACCAAGCCGCCTTATTATTCCAATAGCGGCTATCTGACGCTGGATTGCGAGGGCGCCTTTAACATCCAGACCAGCGCCGTGGCGAGTAATATCACGCCCGGTACGCCGATCTATGTTCACCTCGGCACGACCGATGCCACGACCAATATCAGCTATGGCAATACGGTCAACAACACCGCTACGGGTGGACTCCTGATCGGCCTGGCGGAATCGACTCTGGCGAGCGGCACCTCCGGCGCAGTCCGGGTCAGCTTGAAGGACGGAATCAGTTAAAGGAACAAGCACAATGATTTCACTTAGCGATGTAGCGCAAAATTGGGGCGATTTCAGTTCTCAGATTGGCATGCTTCCTTCCGCCAATCCGCGCCCAGCCTATGAAGGTTTCAATCCAGGACGCGTATCGTCGGCGGAATTGGGGGCTTGGAGCGGCAGCTCGCCCACCTCCGTCAACGAAGCTGGCTTTCAAAACATGACGCATCGCCTGCGCGAAGTCTATTCCGACACGATGCGCCGGCGGCGCTATGAATCCCGCCTTCAGGAAGCAGCACGCATCATCACCCGCGGCTTCAATGGCTCCAAACGCGACCTGTTGAACCTGCAGGAAGCCATGTCGATCGGTGATTTTCCCAACTTGTTTGGCGATGTCATCGACCGCGCGGTGCTCGCCAATTACACCGAGACGCCCTACACCTGGAACCTGATCGCGCACGAAGCCGAGGTGAACGACTTCCGTCCGGTGAAGCGCTTCCGCGTGGATGGCGGCACGGGTCTGCTCGGGCCGACGGACGCAACGCTCACTGCCTTCGGCGGCCTGGTCCCGCTCGAGCGCGGCGCCAACTATCCCGAAGACAGTCTCACCGTTCCGACGCCGTACACCTATGAACTGTTCAAGCGCGGCAAGCGCATGCCATTTTACTGGGAAACGTTTGTCAACGACGACCTGCAGGCCATCAAGGATACGCCGGCGCGTTTTGGCCGCGGCGCCAGGCGCGAAGAGGAGTACTTCTGTACGGCGCTGTTCGCCAATAACGCCAATTTTTTCAACTCTGGCAACAAGAACATCGTGACGGCCGCCTTGGTGGGCGATGGCGGATCGGATCATCCGGCGCTCTCGATTCATTCCCTCCAGCGGGCCATGATCGTGATGATGAAGCAGGTTGACACCACCGGCCAGCCCATCTCCATCGAAGCCATGACGCTGGTGGTGCCGCCGTCACTCAAGACCGTCGCCGCGAATATCCTGAACACCGATTACGTGTTCATGGCCGATCAGGGCGGCACGGTGCAGATTCCCGGCGGTTCGACTAACCCGATGCTGGCGCAAATGTTGCACGCGATGAACTGGGCCAAAAACATCGTGCGTCTGGCTGTCAATTATTATCTGCCGATCATCGACACCACTTATGGGAATACCGGCTGGTATCTGTTCGCCAATCCCGAATCGGGACGCCCGGCCATCGAGATGGGCTTCCTGCGCGGCCACAAGACGCCGGAACTGTTCATGAAGCTGCCCAATGCCGTGGCAATCGGTGAAGGCCAGATGGGGCCGGGACCAGGTGTGATGCCGGGAACAGCCAATGCCAATCCCATGGAAGGGGATTTCGACACCGATTCGATCCATTACAAGATCCGCACGGTGAAAGGTGGAACGTTACTCGACCCGCTTATGGCCGTCATGAGCCAGGGCAGCGGTGCAGGCACGTTCTCGGCGCAGGCTTCGAGTGATACGCCGAGTGGTACTCCGGGTGACAGTATGCGACATCCGGTTGTGGAACCAGCGCATCACGAAGTGAACGAAGGCAAGCACAAACGGTAGCAGGCATGCATGGCCTTCACCTACGATTGGTCCACCGCTCCCGACATCGCTGTGATCCGGCTGATGGTGGGCGATACGGATATGGCCAATCCGATCTTCGACGATGCGGAGGTGCAGGGCGTGCTCACGATCAACAGCTCGCAGAACATCATTGTGGGTTTAAGCGGCTACTATCCGTCCACCATGAGCGGCAACACCTACAGCTACGGGCGCGCGGCCGCCATGCTGCTCAACGGTCTGAGCTCCACCAAGGCCCGTGTCCTCGCCACCAAGGTGCTCGATGTGAGCGTGGCGCCCGAAGCGGCCTCCAAAGCGCTCAAGGATCTGGGGCAAAGCTACATCGATCAGGAGATTTCCGCCGGCTACTTCTCGGTCGCCGAGATGGGCCAGGATTCCTTCTGGATGCGCGAGCGGTTGTGGAAAATGCTCTATCGCCAGCAGTCATGAATCAAAGCTCGACCATCGATTTTGGAGCGCTGGTTCAGGCGGTCTATGATGCCGGCCTGATGCAATCGACCTGTACCGTCCAGGCGCCGAGCGGCAATCTGGGCGCTTCCGGCGCGCCTGATAACACGTACGTGGATGTGGCTGGCCTGGTAAATATCGCGTGTATGAACGCTCCGGAATCGGTCGGCAATATCGCGGCAACGGAAGTCAAAAACATTGCCGAGATCATGAGCATCAGCCTGCGGCATGTGCTCCTGAACGGCTATTTCTCCCAACTCGACGGGCAGAACTGGGGCGAAGTGGGATGGCATGCGATCGTCGATGGCATTGATTACGACATCCTCGGAGCCGAGCGCGATTCCCAGTTCAGCCAGACCCGGTTGAAGCTGAGGCTGGTGAGCATATGAGCATTTGGGCCAGTGCTACCTGGACGCCGCGCGGAGACCTCGGCCGCTTCACCGATGTGACGATTACGCCGGTGGCGCTTGAAACCGTAAGGCAAGCCGGCGAAATGGTTCAGGATGCAGCCAAGCGCCTCTGCCCGGTCGCGACCGGAAGATTGCGCGATTCGATCCTCGTTCAAGTCCAGCAGACGGAGAAATCGGCACGCGCCACCATTGCGCCTACGATGGGATACGCCGGCTATGTGGAGTTCGGTACCGGGATTCGGGGCGCTTCTTCACCGGGCGCCGGCCAGGGCCCGTACTCGCCCACCTGGCCCGGCATGCCCGCGCAACCTTACATGCGTCCGGCATTTGACGAACAGAAGGAAGCCATCAAAGATCTCTTCCGCGCCAATGTCTCGACGGCGATCAGGAGTCCTTATGCATGAGCACGCCGCTCAAGCACAAGTTGCGCACTGCGGCAGCGGCCGATGCGGGACTGTCAGCGCTTTTGGGCACTGCGCCCTTCCGTTGGTACAACGTTCAACTCCTGCAGGGCAGCCAATTACCAGCGGTGGTGGTGCAGATTATCTCGACCGTTCCGAAGCACGGTTACACGCTGCGGGCCCAGAATCCGGTCGAGAATCGCGTGCAGTTCACGATCTGGGGCGGCCAGGGCGATGCGGGATGCCAATCGGCCTACGACGTCGAGGCTGCACTCAAAACGTTTCTCGACGCCTTCGATGCGATCGGGATCGCCAATCTGGCGCGCTATCCCAACTACATCACGCTCGAGCGCGACGGCTTTTTCATCCAGACCGATACGGGCATTTACCAGCGGCTGCTCGACGTGATGATCTGGAACGACGAAACGACCTAAGGAGATTCTAAATGCCAGCCGGTGTATCCACAATTGCCGATCATATATCGGTAGCAGGTCTTTTACTCTCGGTAGGAGGCACGACCTCTCCGGTTACCTACACGCCGGTATGCAACATCTCCGATCTGACCGTGCCCATCACCGCCACCGAAGTTCTGGTGACGAACGTATCCGACACCTGGGTGCGGCGCGTGCCCACGCTGCTCGACATGGGCAAGGTCACCTTTAAGATCTTCTGGGTGATGAAAGAGCCTTCGCACTCAAATAGCGCTGGACCCCCGACAGGATTGCGCTATCTGCTGATGAATCGCATTCTTTCCTCCTGGCAGGTGAGTTATCCGGACGGATCGACGCCGTCGGTGGATCAGTTTCAGGGCTACGTTACGAGCTTTCAGATCACGGGCAAAGTGGGCGGTGTATTTGAGGCCACCTGTGGGATCGGCACTACCGGCACGCCGACATTGGTCTAGCTATGGGCGAGCAGAACGGGAGCGAGCCACGCCAGTATCCGCCTATCAAGTATCCGACCATCGAGATCCCCGGCAAGGGCATTTTCGTGGTGAAGTTCGGGCCGGGCGCGGCCTTCGATCTGCAGGATATGGGCGTTGCCAATATCGATGCCCTACCCAAACTGTTACAGGAGTGGGTAACACGTGTCGATCCGATCACCGGCGACAAGATTATCGGCCGCGCCGATTACATCCAGTTATTCAAAATCTTTGCAGCCGCCATCCGGCATCAGATCGAGATCTCACCGCGGGATCTAGCCTATTGCTTCCAGGATATGGAGCAATTGTATCCTGTGGCGCATGTCCTTTGGGAAGCCTGGATAAAAGCCTACCCCTCCATCGAGATCAAGCTGCGGGAATCGGCGGCCCGCGAGCCGGCGGAGGGGAACCAGGTTTCAACGCCGATACAGTAAAACCCGACTGGTTAAGGCTGTGGGCGCTGTGGACCGCGCCTGCGCCTTTGGGGCTAGGCATCGCTCCTGAAAAACTCTGGTCGCTCTCCTGGCGGGAGCTCGAAGCCTTACAGGAACGCTACGACGCCTATCATCGCAACGAGCTCGAGCGCTGGGCCACCGAGCGCGCCGACCTGCACAATGCCTGGATGACGCGCAAGGACGGCCAGCCATGGACGCCGGAAGATTTCCTGCCGGAGAGCGCCGATACTGCGCTAAGAAAAGCCGAACGCGCCAAAGCGCGCATCCAGGCCGCCCGCGATCAGGCTGAGGTAACGATGCTCAATGCGCGGCTTGCCGCCATGCGGCCGGGCGATACCGAGGGTGTGCCCGAGTGGGCATTGAGGATTAAGTAATGGCGGCAGGCGACAATATCGGCAACCTCGTTGTCTTAATCGACGGCGACTGGACCGATCTACAGTCGGCGATTGACCTGGCTGCGGCAGCATCCGAAGCAGGGGCTCAGGAGATCGCCTCCGCCTTCACCACCGCCGCTACTCAGGCTACGCCGCCCGTCGAGCAACTGGGCGAAACCACTCAGCACGCCGGAGAGGAAGCCGGCCATGCTGGTGAAGCCTTCGGCAGCTTCGGCGAATCGCTCAAATTCGCGGCGGAATTGGCCGGTCTCAATGTCGGCTTGGAGCAGGTTGTCGATTGGTTCAAGGAATTTGTCAGCGAGGCTTTCGATGCGGCGAATCAAATCCAGTTCGTGGATGTGGCGCTCACTGCGCTGACCGGCAGTGCCGCCTCGGCCTCGAGCATCCTCGAGCACGCTGCTGAAGTCGCCTCCCACACCACCGCCAATTTTCTCGATCTGGCCAAGAGCGCGCAATCCATGGCGGCCATGGGCATCGAAGCCGGAACCATCAACGAAGCTCTCGAAGCGATGGCCCAGTGGGGCGAGCTCTCCGGCAAGAGCATTGATACGCTCACCGGTGCCCTGGAGCGCGTCTATCTCACCGGCGAAATCTCCAAGCGCACCTTCGTTTCTCTTGGCGTCAGCGCCCAGGATATGGCCGGAGTTCTAGGTGTTTCGACAGACAAGGTCAAAGAGACCATCAAGAACATGGGCGCGGAGTCGAGCACGACGCTCGATGCTTTCGCTCTGGCCATGAAAGAGAAAGTTGGGGATGCCGCTGATAAGGCGGCCGACACCAATCTGGTGGCCATGAACCGGCTCAAAACCGCCTGGCACGAGTTCGCTGTTACCGTGGGCGAGAGTTTGAGTTCTACTGGCAATGCGGTGGAGGGTTGGGCGGCCAACGTCGTCAATCATTTGACCAGGGTCTGGAACATGATCCGCGATCCGGCCAAGGAATACGCCAGGGAAGTGGTTGCCGATATGGTCAGTGCACAGGAAGCCATGGGGCATACGATGCGCACGGCCACCCAGGATGCCGAAAATCAGAAAACATCTATCCAAAATCTGGCCGCGGCCGCCAACGCTGCCGCTGCCAACACGGAATTCTTAAAGTGGCAGCAGGAGTTTCTCAAAAATTACAAAGATTACGGCCCGGCCATCGATGCAGCCGACGCGGCCATCAACAAATTCAATGCCGACCAGTTCCATCTGAATGCGGTCTTCACCGAGACAATCGATACCTACAGCAAAGTGGTAGCCCAAGGCGGCAACATCGGTGCGGCCTACAGACAGATGGAAGCGGCCGGCAAAGCCCTCGGGCTTTCTGAGCAGGAGATCGCGGATAAAGCCGCAGCCATGCTGGGCCAGTTGGGGCAGCTTCCCGTGGTCCTGCCCACGGCGGCCCATGCGCTCGACCAAATGACTGCAGACGCAATGACTGCCGAGGGAGCGCTCGAGGATTTCGGTTCGAGCTTAGGCCGCAACGTAGCCGATCCGGCCGTGGCTGCGATGGAACGGATTCACGACCAGACGGTTAAGAATCAGCTGGCATTCAACGATTACCTGACGGTCTATGCGCGGCTGGCGGCTTCCTCGACTGCCTCTTCCGGGGAACTGACCTTGGCGTGGAAGGATCTCAAAGCCGCCGCCGATGCACTCGGCCTTTCAATGACGGAACTTATCGCCGACGTCCAGCAACTCAACGGCGACATGGGCAACCTGCCCATCGTGACCGCTGATGCGCAGGGCGGCGTGCATAAACTCATGGGTGAGATCGACGTGGTCAAAACCCACGGTCTCGATATGGCCCAGCAGATCGGCCGTGCCATCGAGAACGATTTATCCAAAGCTCTCGGCGACATTATTTTTCAGACCGGCAACATCAGTGACGCCTTCAAGAAACTGGGCCGGGACGTGGTGGATGTGATTCTCAACCACATCATCAAAGACGCGCTCGATCCGCTGATGAAATCCCTCGATGACGTGCTTAGCAAGGTATTTTCCCTCACGCCCACCTCAGGGGCCGCTTCCGCTGCCTCGAGCGGCGCGAGCGGGGCCGCTTCGGGTGCAGGGGGAGCTCTGAGCGGGGTCGGCGGCGCCGTTATGAGCGGGGCCATGGGCTGGGCCAGCATCGGCATCGGTGCGGTGAGCGCGGTCTCCGGCATCATCTCCAACTTCCAGATGGCGCATCAGACCGACATCCTGCGCTCCATCGAACTCAATACGCGCGAAACGGCCATGTTCATCGGCGGCTTAGGCGGCGGGGGAGTCCAGGACTGGCTGCAGATTATTGCAACGAATACGACGCCGCTGCTAGACATCAACACCTGGATTCACGATGCCACCGTGCAAACTCTCGATCATCTTTCGAGCATCGATACAACGCTTAAAAAGCAGCCCATCAACGTCACCATCAACATCCAGGGTGCAACCAACCCGCAGGGAGTGGCCGAGGCGGTGGCGGCATATCTAAAGACTATCTCTCCCGCCTTCTCCCCGTAAAACCATGGCCATCGCAGTCGTTATCGCCAATATCGATCGCTCGAGCTACCTCGATCATGCCGAAAGCGGCAAGGGCGGCCAGACCCGATACTCGACGGCCACGGGGCAGCGCGGCACCGCCACGGTTTCGCTGCGCACGCATCCCGGCGACACCTATGCTCCGCTGGTGGGCAACCCCATCAGTCTCTATGACCAGGCCGGACATCGCGTCTTTGGGGGCATCATCACCGGAATCGTCAAGACCAACGAAGGCAATACGCAGGAGATCTCTTACGTATGTACCTGTGCGAGCTTCGAGCGCATGCTCGATAAGCACCGCATCACGCCGGCTTCCTACTTCAACCAGACCGCTGACTACATCTTCAAGGCCATCTTCAATTCTCTGCCCGGCGAAACCATTACGCTGGGCCAGGTAGATGCCGGGCCCGTTATTGCGAGCGCGGTATATCGCCATGAAGTCGTAACGGATGTTTTCAACAATCTGGCCACGGAAGCGAACTTTATCTGGGGTGTCGATCCCGCCACCGAACAGCTTTACTTCCGGTCTCCTACCAGCGTCAATGCGCCCTTCGATCTAACGGGTAATCCGGCTACGGGAGCCGGCGCTCTGTTTGATACGGTCCAATGGGACACCGCGCAGCAGGATTTCCGCTCGCGGCAATACATCACCGTCAATCTGCAGCCCAGCATGCTCGATACAGATCTGATCACGGGAGACGGCACGACCACGACGTTTACGCTGAGCCATCCGGCCGATACCGTGGCGGCAGTAACCATCCTGGGGGGCGCCGCTACCTCCGTGGGCACCTCCACGGCGGCCGATCTGAACACCGCCTTTATCAACGTCACCTCGGTGATTTACCACCTGGTGAAGACTTTCGATGGAACCAGCGGAGAGATCCAGGTTCTGCTTAGCGGCTATCTTTCGACAACGCTACAAAACCTCGCGGATGCGATCAACGGGGCGCCTAAAACCGGAAGCAACTATCAGGTGAACAGCGGAGCGCCCGTTCCTCCCAATCCCAAAGTCACGGCCTCCCTTAATGGCAACAACATCACGGTCACTGCGATCATATCCGGAACATCCGGCAATAGCCTCGAGGTGGGTGACTGGCTGGCGACTACTTCTTATCTGACCTGGTCCGGTCCCAGCGCGGGAGGCGTTTTGGTCTATCTTTCGGGCGGCTCGGACGGACCAACGCGCGCCACCGTGGATGGCGTTTTTAACGCCGTGGTATCGAACAACGAGACGGCCACCATCGACGGCATCACCTACAAGTTTGTCACGCAGCTAGACAACACCATACCGCACCAGGTGCTGATCGGCAGCAATGCCGATACCTGCGCGGTCAATCTGGTCGAGGCCATCAGTGGCGCGCCGCATCCCGCCGCCGGTAACGATTTTTCGCTCCCCACCGTGCCGCATCCGACCTGCGTGGCGTCCTTTGGCGGCGGCGGAACCGGCAAAGTTTCTCTCTTCGCCAAAACGCCGGGTTCTCAAGGCAATGCGATCGCTGTTTCCGCCAATTCGCTGTATTTCTTCTGGGGCGCACCAAATCTATCGGGCGGCATCGACGGTCCGACCATTGCGGGTACGATCGGCACGGGCGGCACCGGCCAGGATTGGGCCTACGTGGAAGGCGCGAATATTGTTACCTCCACTACTCCCTTGCCCGCGGGCGTGATTGCAGCCGTCAGCTATTACCGGCTGGGCGTCGATATCATCGGCGTCGAGAATACCGCGCTCGCTCAGACCCGGGCCGCGGTCGAAGGCGGCAGCGGGATCTATCAAGCGCTGATCGATGTGAGCTCGACCACTGATCCAGTGGCGAACAATCCGACGGCGGCCATCAGCAGCGCCAATTCGCTACTGACCAATTACGGATTATTGACCCAGACGTTGACGTTTTACACGGATTCGGCCGGCTGGCAGCCCGGCCAGGCGCTCAAGGTAAACATGGCGCCGCCTTTTGATTCCACGCTGAACGGCACCTGGCTCACTTCCCAGATTGACGGCGCCTATATTCCCGGCATGGCGGGCTGGCGCTGCCAGGTGCAGGCGATCGCCATGAGCTTGAACGGCCGGGCCGCCTCGGCGGATATGCGCGCCAATACGCCGGTCGTGATCCCGCGCAAAGCCACCTGGCAGATGCTGTGGCAGCGGCTGGCGACCATCAATCCGCGGCGGCAGAAACCGGGCGGGGGAATATTGGGCAGCGCCAATATTTTGGCGGGCGGTGGAACTCCGCCTAATGGCGGCGGCGGTGGGGGAACTGGCGGCGCAATTGCCCCCCCCGTAACGATTACCGGAAACACCATCACCGCCCGGAATAACCAGCAGGAGGAAGTTCAGGTTACTTACACCTTGAGCCCCTCCGCCAATGCGCAGAACTTTTCCGGCGTGGCAATCTATCTCGAAGATCCGGACATCAGTTCGCAGCCGGCCGTAAAGCTCGATGGCACCTCGCGCCTGGATGCAGGCAGTCAAACCAGCGCCCGTTGGATTCCGGTTTTTGAGAATGATAACTATTCGACCTGGAGCGGCAGCACGGAAACGCATACGCCCGCGGATATCCTCATCGACAATTCTGTGCCGTTCAGGAATCGCGGCATGGGCCGCAACATCCGCGTTTATCTCGCGAGCTTCGGGCCCAATTCGAATGCCACGCTGGTTCGCGCTAATCAGACGAATCCCACGCCGAGCGTAGTCATAGCGATTCCGCCGCCCAAAACCCAATATGTGCGCGGCGAAGAGTACGCCTGGCTCGTGACCAACGTGCAGGTGCAATTAGAGACGGATTTCAACCGGCCCGATCCGAATTACCGGTTGGAGTACTCCTACACGCCGCCTGATCCGAATATCTCTGTCCCGCCGGGAATGCAACCTTTCGGCGGCTGCGAGATCTTCTTTACCTATCCTGACGCCAAGGGCACCGATCCGCTCTATGTGATCACCGATTCGGGTGTGTTCGTCCCGCAGACCGCATCGAACGGCTATCTCTCGCCAACCTACAATCCCGGCGGCGGCGGCACCTTTCGCGTGTACTTTTGCTCGGGGGACAACTCGCAACCCGCGCAGGTCAACTCCCTGATTCCCGGCGTGACGCCCTATCAGGAAGTCACGATTACTTATCCGCCGACCGATTCAGGCGGAAACACGCTTCCGACCACGCCGGATATCAGTGGCCTTGTGCTTTCCAATCCGCGCATGGTCTGGCAACCGGACGGGTCGATGCTCGCGGAGATCGATGTCAGTTGGACCAACCCCACGACAGCCAACTATGCGGGACTTGAGTTTTATGTGACGGCGACCAATCCGGTCGATGCCAACTACAAATTGCCGCTTCAGCTTGCCGATCTCGGCAATAACGTGACATCGGGTACATTCGCTGTCCTCAATTGGCCGAAGACCACGGAGCAGTGGACCATTACCGCCATTTCGCTCGACTCGAACGGCAGGCAGAACAACGACCCCAACCATCCTCGCGGTACCTCGATACAAGCCATCTGGACCATCGGGCCGCCCGGCCCTGGCGGGACGGGGCAAGAGAGCGCCCCGCTCGTGACGCCGCTACAACTTCCCACTCCGACCGTCGATCAGCAGGTGTCGAACGATGGCGTGCAGATGATGCGCTTCAAGCTCTCGGGATGGACCGATCCCAACGACAACAAATTCGGTGGCGTCAAGATCGCAATGGTCGATAACGATGGCACAGTTTACTGGGATGCCGGGAAAGCGACGACGTTCACCACGCCGTGGCTTCCAGCGGTGACGGCGCAGAGGATCTATTTCTACTGGGTCAGCTACAATCCGCAGAACCAGCAGAACTCGATTGTTCCGCAACCGGGCGGCCAGACGCCCTATACCTTCGTCGATTTCACGCCGTCGCCGGGGCAGATCAAAGCCAGCCAGATCCCCACGAATTGGTTCTCGACCAACGATTTCGCTTGGCCCAATGCGCCCGGCGCGTTTGACCCTGCTCACCCCACCACGACAGGTCTGCTGGTCAAGCAGATCGCCGCTGGCAGGGTTTTCGTAGGAGATATTTTGCGCGTCGGCGGCGCACCCGTGGGCAGCGGATACGATTCGAGTTTCGTCGGGTCGAGCAACGGCTTGAACGGTCAGATCGCGGTATATTCCAGCGGCGGCGATCCCGGCGATATTAGCGGCAAACCGACGCTGCGGGCCTGGATGGGCCAGCAGAGCACGCAACTACCCGATAAAAGCTTCGGTACTGTCTATGGCGGCTGGTTTGCCGCGCTTTATGTCGGGGGCACGGGGCCGCCGACAGCCCCGCTCTATGTCAACAATGGCGGCATCGTGACCGTGGGCGGATGGGACGTACAGGCCGTAAACAATCAGACCTACTTTCCCTACATCAGCGTTCGCAATAAGTACAACGTGGAGCAGGGTCGAATCGGCGCGGTCCTCGCCGCCAATTCGGACGGCAGCCGCATCGTGCCTCCCGGTGATATCGCGGACATCGGCGGCGCGTGGTTCAACGAGTTTGCGTGCGGCGGCGCGAACCTTGCGAATTGGCGCTTCCTTTGTCCTGGCGACAATACCATTCGCATCCGCAACATCAACACCTTCGAGATCGATTACTCTGCCAACGTCGCGCCCGTGCCGCCTTACAACGCGCCCTATAAATTGCTGCTCGGCACCGACATCGCTTACACGGCTATCGGCCAGAACAAGTTTCCCGGCATCACGCTGATGCGCCAGGGTACTCCCAACAACACGCACGGCATCACTATCATCAATCGCGGCATCATCCTGGGAGCCGACGATCCCTTCGTGGCGCAAAAACAGCGAGCCGCGCTGGTGACCTTCAATGGCGATTCCCAAGGCGGCGACGGGTCGCCCTTCTGGGGCGAACTGGTGATGTTCTCGCCGACCACGGGCAACCAGAATGTCACTTTCAATTCGGGCAACAAGGTCAGCGGCTCGCTCATCGGATCGCCTGAGCTTACGATGCTCGACGATGCCGGTAATTTGCATTTTCAGGTGCGCAATAGCGGCGATGTGGTGATCGGCAATCAATTGTTCTGGGGACCGACGGCCTCGCTGCAACTGATCGATCAGTATGGAAACTATATCGGGCCGATGAAGGCTGGGGATTTCTCCGCCAACAGTTACTCCATCGGCGCGACTAAAGTCATCGATTCCAGCCGCAACCTCGTCAACTCCAATGTCAACATCGGCGCGAACTACTGGATCGACAGCGGGCAGATCACGGCTTCGAGTCTTTATATCCGCGTGGGAGGGGTAGCCACGCCGATCATCAATGGCTTCGGTCAATGGGTCGGACCTGCGATGACCGGAGCGCAAACGCCGTGGACACAGACGATCTACGCCCAGGGGAACGAGCTTCACGACGCAGGCAGGATCGTAGCTCAGTTGAGCACATATGTGCTCCGAAATTCGCCCAATGCCGGTTTCGGAGAGCATGTCCTGGATCTCACCGGGCCGGGAATCCTACTGATGAGCGCGGGCGGCGGGTATCCCAGAATGGATTTGCAACCAAGCTCCATCTCCATGCTAAATTCGGGCGCAACGCAGGTCTTTCATGTGGACCTGAATGGAGTCTTGACTTGCTCCTCAAACTCAGTCTGGACAGGAAGTGTGAACACGGGAACCAATTTCGTATATGCGACACAGTTCGGAATTTGGGGCTACGCGGTGGGCGTCGGAACCACCGCAACTCCAGTCACTTTTCCGACCAATGACGGGCGCACTGTCACCGTTGTGGGCGGAATCATCACTAAGGTTCAATAAGGAGAAACTATGGAAAAAACATTCAAGCTCGAACAGAAAGAACTCGCTGCTCTCGATCAACTGGAGCAGGACAAAACGCGGGCGTTAGCGCAGTACGGGGCACTCTCGCTCGATCTTAAAAACGCAGAGCAACGCATCAGCCTGACCGTGGAGCGGCAGCAGAGCTTTCTCAAAAGCGCCCTGCTGCATCGCGGGGTGGACCGTTACGATGGGGCGCAGGTGATCAACGATTCACTGATCGCCCGAGTGCCGGATGAAGAGATGTCGCCTGCGCTTCCTCAAAGCGAAGGCAAGCGGCTGAATGGAGCGCCAGCGGTGGAATAGCAGCCGCGTTTTGAGAAAGGTGAATAGCGATGGCTTGGCTCAGTAAGAATAATTTTTCGCCCTCTGATTCCTTACACGCCGATGATCTGAATAACTTAGCGAATGATGTACAGGCATGGGGCGGAAATGTCAATGGGGGTGGGTATCACTTGAGCAACGTCATCATCGATGGGTATTACCCAGGAACCGGTGTCGCTCAGCTTTCTCCGCTGCACATTATCCCAACGGCGACCGATTACACCGCGCAACTGCGATTGGATTCGGAAGCCGCTGGGAATCCGCCCCGCTGGATTTTCATCAAGGATGCATCGACAGAAACCGGGACTGGCAACGCGGGATCGAACTTTGCGCTCGAAGCCTGCGACGATTCCGGCAATGTGATTCACACGCCTATCGCGATCAATCGGGCCTCGGGAATCCTGACGCTCGGACAGCAGAAGTGGGGAGCCAATGTGGACGGGGGCGGCTTTTCGCTCACCAACGTTGTCCTCCCCAGCGTATTCGCCGATCCGACGACCACCAAAGGCGACATCGTTGGACGTGGCGCTTCGGGACCGGCTACCAGGATTCCCATAGGCGGCGATGGGACCATTCTTCAGGCCGACTCCACGCAGCCGTTAGGCGTGAAATGGGCGACTTCGCCAGCGGTGCCAACCTCGACCCAGGTCATCGCGGGAGTGGGTTTATCGGGCGGCGGCGCTCTCACCGGTAACGTCACGCTCACGGCAAATGTGCAGAGCGTCTTTGGCAGGACCGGCGCGGTGGTGCTCACTGCTGCGGACATTACCGGCGCGACCGGCGTGCTCAATACCCGCTCCGTGTTGGCAGGCGCGGGCATGTCCGGGGGTGGCCCGCTTACCGCCGACGTGACGCTCAATGCTCTGGTGACCAGCGTCTTCGGAAGGACGGGGGCGGTTACCCTTACCGCTGCTGATGTGTCTGCGGGCGGTGGTGTACCTGCAACGCGGCAGGTGCTCGCAGGTTCCGGCATGAGCGGCGGTGGCGCTTTGAGCGTGGATGTGACGCTCAATGCTCTGGTGACCAGCGTCTTCGGACGCACGGGAGCCGTGACGCTCGCGCAGGGCGACATTGTGACTGCGGGAGGTGTACCCAATACCCGGCAGATCATAACGGCTACCGGATCGGGGCTGGCGGGCGGTGGACCGTTAAGCGCCGATCTCAACCTCTCCGTCGTTTCCAACACTTCCGTTCAGAAGGTGAACGTATTCAGCAATGTTGCGGTCGGTAATCCTGGCTCTCCAGTGGGAACGGAATCGGGGATCAATTTCATTCCTGGCAACGCGAATACGTCGATTTCTGTGGCCGATGAAGCCGCGAACAATCGCGTGAACGTCACCATCACAAACACCGGATCAACGGCCATCTGGACTACCAGGGGCGCGACCACAACCCTAATCGGAAACAGGCCGGGAATTAATTTAATTGAGGGATCGAATGTCACCTTCTCGGGCGTCGACAATTCCACGAGTAATAGAGTCGATATCACGGTTTCTGCAGTTGGTGGAACGGGCGGCGGCGCGAGTCAAACTCCCTGGTTAACAAATGTCGATGCAGCGGGATACAACCTTGCGAATGTCGCTTATCAGGGTATCAATTCCGCTGTTGATACGACGACTCGCTTGGCAATGCAATTATCGGGTACTGAACTGGCTATCAGAGCGGCTAATTCGAGCACCGCCAATGCTACTAGGATCGAGGCCGATAACGACAATGCAACGGCCAAGATTCAACTAGTCTCCCACGGATCAGCTTTTGGCGGGACTCTGCAATCAACGGGAGGGTTGAATGCGGCTGTCGGTGGAATGACTTTCTCTATCGCTGATGTGGAAGCAATGCGAGTAAGCGTTGGTAAGAGATTACTGGTCGGCACCTCGACGGATGACGGTGTCGAGATGGTGCAGGTCAACGGCAAGATCAAAAGTTTAACGGGCGGGATCGTATTCCCTGACGGGACTGTGCAGGTCACGGCCATCACAAGTACGGGAATGAACGATCCCACAACGACGATGGGAGATTTGATCGTTCGTGGATCAACGGTAACCGGTCGCTTGGGAGTTGGGACCAATGGTCAGGTGCTGGTGGCAAATTCAGTGGCCGCGATGGGCGTTAATTGGGCGAATGCAAATACAGCAACGGGAGTACAGAGTCCATGGGTCGGTGATGAGGATGCGGCGGGGCATAATCTGATTCACCTGAACAGCATCAACTCGGGCGGGACGAACCTGGGCATCGGAACTGCGAGTCCAGGCACGCTTTTACACATGCGCGGCGCAGCGCCGTTACTAACCATCGAAGACACCACCGCCTCGGGGGTTGCGGGCATTGTGCTGAACGATGCCGGTAACGAT